TACACCGACCTCCATGTGACCGTCTCCGGGACGGACACCACTGCGACGGTGTTCTATGGCTAAGACCCCTGCTTGGCAACGAGCCGAAGGCAAGAACCCCAAGGGAGGTCTCAATGCCAAGGGGCGTGCGTCTTATAACGCAGCCAATCCCGGGAAACCAGGATTAAAAGCACCGCAGCCAGAAGGTGGCCCCCGCAGGGACTCATTCTGCGCCAGGATGCAAGGGATGAAGAAGAAATTGACGTCTGAAAAGACGGCCAAAGACCCGAACTCCCGCATCAACAAATCACTAAGGGCGTGGAATTGCTGACATGAAGGCTGAACTCACTGAGCAAACCAAAACCCTGGTTGACGCGCTATCGATAGTTACTGTTATCGGTGCGCTTATACAAGCTCTTCCCGCCCTTGCAGCGCTGTTCACCATCATTTGGACTGCGATTAGGATCTGGGAGACAGACACCGTGCGCGGTTTGACCGGACGCAGCAAACCTGCGAAAACCGATGCCGTACAAGAGTGAGTCTCAGGCCCGTTTGATGCGGGCGGTGGCGCATAGTCCCAGCTTCGCCAAGAAGGTGGGTATTTCCCAGGCCGTTGGCCAAAAGTTTGAGCAACACAAGGCCGAGGGCGGTGCCCTCAAGGAGTCTGAAATGAAGCAAAAGTCCGAGTCCCCTGCCATGATGAAGAAGGAATTGGCCTTCATGAAGAAGAAGGGCGCTCCCAAGGCCATGATCAAGCACGAGAAGGAAGAAGCCAAGGGCAAACCGTTTGCCAAGGGCGGCGGTATCGAGTCCAAGGGTAAGACCAAAGGCAAGATGGTCAAGATGGCCTACGGCGGCAAAGCTTGCTGAGGAGAACGTGATGAAAGTCAATCGTGATCTCGATAAGCCCCGCGATTTTTCGCTGGGAAGTGGCCGCACCATAACCGCAAAGCCGGGGGAAGACCTTTTTTATAACCGCGCCACTGGTCAGTATGAAATGCGCAGTGCTGTCGGTGGCGGTCGGTCTGCTGGCCGTGGTGGTGCTACGGCAGAAGAGCTTCGTGACTACGAAGAAGAAGGCATCACCACCGAGCGCAAGATCAAGCGCGGCGACTACGGCAAGCCCGGAATGGCCCCCATGGAGCCGATGCCCAAGCCGACGAAGAAGGCCATGGGCGGCATGACCAAGAGCTACGCCAAGGGCGGGGTCACTCGTGCTGACGGCTGCGTGACCAAGGGCCATACCAAAGGCAAGATGGTGTGACATGGCCGACGAACGCTTGCGCCGCGAACGCGCTGCCTACGCCAACAGGCTAAGCCTTGAAGGTCCATACGACGACATGTCGTTTGGTGCTGCGTTTAATGCAGCAAAAGCAGAAGGTAGAAAGAATTTTCCTTGGAAGGGTCAGACCTACACCACTGAGACACGAGAAGATCGCATCCAGAAAGCCTACAGCGACCCCTCGCGTAGGCGGGACGTAGCACCTTCGCCTTCGCCTTCGCCTTCGCCTTCGCCTTCGCCTTCGCCTTCGCCTTCGCCTTCGGCGGCGCCCACGCTGCGCTCGTTGCTGGGTACCACGGCTCCAGAGGCCAAGGAAGACGCGCTGACACGCATTGCGAAGCGTCAGCCGACCAAGCGGCCTGAGCAGGAGCGGGACGAAGCCAGAGACCGCGCAATCGCGGCGCTGAGCCTGATGGGAGGCTTGGGGACCAACGTCGGTCTGCGTGCCCTTGCAGGCCGCATGCGGGCGGGGCAACCGGCCCCTGCTCCGCGAAGCCCTCTGGTGCGTGACGACGACATCATCCCGGCCTTCAAGAAGGGCGGCAGCGTCAAGAGCGGCGGCAGCGTCAAGGGCTCGGGCTGCGAGCGGCGTGGCCTGAGGAAGTGCAAGGTGTACTGAGATGAGGGTCTCACGCGGGATGGGCGCCATCCGCCCGGAACTAAAACGTCCCAAGGGCTACGCCAAGGGTGGCGAGTCTCGCGTGAACGAAGCAGGCAACTACACCAAGCCTGGGATGCGCAAGAGCCTCTTCGAGCGCATCAAGGGGCAGGCGACACAAGGCACCACTGCAGGGCAATGGAGCGCCCGCAAGGCCCAGCTTCTGGCGAAGCAGTACAAGGCCAAGGGCGGTTCGTACAAGGACTGACATGAAGGCTCCGCAGAAATCGCTGCGCGATTGGACAAGCCAAGAATGGCAGACCAAGTCGGGCAAACCGTCGTCCAAGACGGGAGAGCGGTATTTGCCCAAAGCAGCGATTGCGGCGCTGTCCCCTGCTGAGTACGCGGCAACGACCAAAGCCAAACGTCAAGGTAAGGCTGCAGGCAAGCAGTTCGTCAAGCAACCGCCCAAGGTGGCGGCAAAGACCGCGAGATTCAGATGACCACCTCAGGGACCACCACGTTCAACCTCGACCTCAACGATGCGGTCGAGGAGGCGTTTGAGCGCTGCGGAGCGGAACTTCGCACGGGCTATGATTTGCGCACTGCGCGGCGGTCCCTGAACCTGCTGTTCGCAGACTGGGCGAACCGTGGTGTAAACATGTGGACCTTCAACCAGGGCACGATCAATCTGGTTCAGGGCACCAACACTTATCCGCTTCCGTCAGACACCGTAGATCTCCTGGAGCATGTCATCCGCACGGGAGCAGGGAACGTCTCGACTCAAGTCGATCTGACCATCACGCGGATCAGCATCAGCACGTACTCCTCCATCCCCAACAAGCTACAGCAGGCGCGGCCCATCCAGGTTCTGGTGAACCGAAACTCGAATGCTACGTACCCGGCAGGGAGCAGCTACTCCCCCAGCGCCACGGCGGCACCGAGCATCACTGTGTGGCCTACGCCCGATCAGACGGGCGTGTATCAGTTCGTGTATTGGTATCTGCGCCGTATCCAAGATGCCGGTGACGGCGGTACTGCCACGCAGGACATTCCCTTCCGCTTCCTTCCGTGCTTGGTCTCCGGCCTTGCGTACTACCTGTCGATGAAGATCCCTGGCGCCATGGAGCGTATGCAGGTTCTGAAGGCGCAGTACGATGAGGACTGGGATCGCGCTTCGACGGAAGACCGCGAGAAGGCTGCTATTCGTCTGGTCCCGCGACAAATGTTTCTTGGTGGTTAAACATGCAAGAAATAGTTACCCGTCAATACGCTTTAGCTAATGGGCTAGGCAAATACTTTACTGGCAAGCCCTGCCGCAAAGGCCATGTGGCCGAACGGTGGGTGGCGGGCGCGTGTGTTCAATGTGTATCCGATAGGAAAAAAGAACTGTACCAAGAAAACAGGGATTCTGTTTTGGAGTACATGAAAGTTCAAGGTAAGATTTACCGCCAGCAAAATAAAACCGCACGTTTAGCTCGTAACAACGCATGGCGCGAAAAAAACATTGATAAAGTTAAATCACAAGCAAAAGAACGTAGACTAGCAAACCCCGAAAAGGACAGAGCAAAATCGCGTAAGCACTATTACGCACACAAAGAAACTGAGCTTGCGCGTCAAAAAGAGTGGCGGATGGCGAACAAGGGCATCGTAAACGCGCACACCGGTAAACGCAAAGCTGCCCGATTGCAGCGTACGCCAAAGTGGCTCACAGAATTTGACAAGTTAAAAATTGAAGCCTACTACGCTATTGCTGCGATGCTAACGCGTGTTAACAAAGAAGCATGGCATGTTGATCATGTGCTTCCGCTTCGCGGCAAAACTGTATCTGGCCTTCACGTACCGAACAATCTGCAGCTTTTGCGTGGCGTAGAAAACGTCCGGAAAGGTAACAGGCTGTAAACATGGCAAACCGCTTTGCAAATGGCGCTAAAGCGTTCGGCTTCTGCGACGTTTGTGGGTTTCGTTTTGACCTGAAGAAACTCAAGAACCTCGTTGTCAAGACAAAGCAAACGCAGATCAAAGCGTGTCCCCAATGCTGGACGCCTGATCACCCGCAGTTGCAGCTTGGCATGTATCCGGTGGACGACCCGCAGGGGCTGCGTGACCCACGTAAGGACTTGAGTTACTTTCAGTCTGGGGCTACAGGCTTGCAGTTGACAGTAACGCCAAACACGTCGGTGGATTCCGACGGGGTGCCAAGTGGGGGTAGTCGAGTCATTCAGTGGGGCTGGTACCCGGTGGGTGGGGCAAGTGCAAAT